ATCATCTGCATACCTCTTGTCAATAACAATAGTACCTGTTGAAGAACAAGGCATATCGTCTTTAGTTCCAGTATGTATAAGTATACCTGACTTGACTTTTGCATCTAGCTTAGTAATAAACACTCTTGAGTATCTGTCATCCCATACCATTGAGATACCAAGACCTTCAAAGGCATTGTCTATTAAATCATTAGGCACGTCTACACCTGCATTTTCAAACTGTTGTTTGATTCTAAAGGGAAGATTCTCTCTGAACCAGTTAGTCATTCCACTTGAGGATATATCCGCAATATTCTGACCTGCAATCGTATAGACTCTACCTCTCTTGGCATCTGCCCAAAAATAGCCTGCCTGACAAGATACAAATGCTCTGTGTTGTGTACCTCCATAGCCTAGCTCAGTTCTTGAAAGCTCTGTTGGTCTATTTTGGAACACCCCTCCAGTTCCTACAGTGTAATTATTTGTAGTAGCTTCTATGGTATCGTATGCATTAAATATTACTGCACCGTTTTCAAATAAACCTAGAATATTGTTAGAAGCTAAACTATGTAATGCGATAAGAGGACCATATGCACTACCAAAATCATTGTAATTATTAGCTAAAAAGATTCTGTAGTTATCCAGGAAGTCTTGCTCACTATTATCAGGTAGAGAGTATATGGTTCTATCATATAAATCAAATCTACATTTGTACTCCTCTGGGTCGTAGTTGACAGGTAATTGGTACCCACCATACTGTGCATTCTCATTGGAGTATACATTTGCATAGAAATAGTAATTATCTTCTCTAATAGTTACATTAGATTCTTGAGTCCACCTATAAAAATCAGACTGAGCAGGGTAGTACCCTTTGTTTTCCTCATTTTCTCCATAACGGAAGTCTAGATTTCTATTAGATTCTACCATAAACCCTGGTATACCATAATAATACAAATAAAATTTAGAAGGTGGTACAATATATTTATTTTTCGATGAAAAATTATCAAACTCATACTCCGATATCATATTTGGTACATTACCAAAAGGACTCGTTTGGTCCTGCTCACTCATTCTATAGCTAAGGAAATACTTAGGATAGCCTATATTTCTAACTTCTCGATAATCAAAAGGTAATAAATCAGACAATGAGTTATTACCATCAATCATAGGAGAAACAAAGAAAGAATACTTTCTCTTTAGATAAAATCTATTTAGGAATGTATCTCCACCATAAACAATATCACATTCATTATCAGCAGATAGTTTACCACAAGAGCCTGTATATATAAATTTAATGTTGTTTATGTCTCCATATTGATTTGGTAAAAATAATTTTAAAGATACATATGGAGAAGCGATAGGCTTTTCAAGCTCACTAGTCTTGTTACCAAAATGAGTTGGGAATGCATCACTTGTCTTAAATCTACTTTGGTCTGCAAATCTTTGAAATGGAGGAGGTGTTAAGTTAAAACTATAGTTAACTTCATCAGAAACTACACCTGATGTTTCAGGTTGTTGGAGTTCAGAGCCTAAACTTAAATAAACAGAGGACTCTCTATTGAAGTTGTTAATAGATATATTCTGACTATCAAATACTTCGTCAACAGTATATGTTCCACTCTTCAGGTAAAGTCTTTCTTTAAGGCCCCTGAGTTTATTACCTTCTAATCCATACAATCCGTCACTGTTACTATCATCTCTTTGGAATTGATTGTAGTGTCCCACTGAAGAATAATAATAGGCAAAGTTATATCTTTTACCTCTATTGTAGAAGATTTCTTCCCATTCTACTCTGAATCGTGTTGCTTGTTGGAATTGTTCTACAATGTAAGCCGCAGTGACTATACCTAAACCTATACTCCCTAACACCGAGCCTGCTGGAATAAATCCTCCAAACGTTTGACCTGCACCTATGAATGCTGTACCTATATTTAGGGCCACATCTAAAGCTACCTCTACACCTGCTAATATCTTAGCCAACCTATGTGCTCTAGGAGATAAGATAGTAAACACAGGGTGATTTTCTACTTCTACGAATCCCCCTCTACTGTTTCCTCTAAAATGAGATTCAATATACATCTCAAACGGTAGGATAGGCTTATCAAAATGTGTATCAGGGGAGTGGAAACTAAATCTATTATTAGACAATGAATCAGCACCTTGTCTTCCTGTCTTAAAAGGATGTGGAATATAGTCCTTCCTATCTGCATCTGTGTAGATAAGCTGATTGTCAGATAAATCATTATAGGGGAAGTTACTGAAGAATTGAGACCTATCACTACCTATAGTCTGTTGAGGAGCCTCAATCATATCGTAAAGAAGTCCTTTTGCTATAATAGAACGGTCAAACCTAGTGTCACCTCTAAAATATTCATAATGAGTTATAGAATCTCTAAATTCTTGAGTAATGTAGTTATTACTTACTGCAATATCTAAGAAAGCTCTGATAACCTCAGTATCTATATGGAAACCAATAGGGAATATATTATTCTTTCTAAATGGTATAGCATCTTGGTCAAACGCAGGAGATGTGTTAAAATCAGGAAACTTAAAGTGCCTAATTGGCTTACAACTAAAGTCAGCAGCAGCTGATAATACGTAAGGTTCTCCTGCAGCAGGTGCACCCCCTGTAAATACGTTTTGGAACTCAGTTCTAATATCAGGTGGGATGTCTGCCTCGGTAATCACCATGTTAGTACCATCATCCCTTGTTCTGCTATCATATAAGAAGTTGTTGTTGGGGTACTTGATAGTAGACTCCCAATAAGCAAACTTACCTTTTTCGTGAGGAACAGGGTTGCAAACTATATCATCATATACCTCGAAAGGACATCTAGATTCGTACACACAAGTTTTTTGTATGTTTAAATCTAAGTCTTGTGCATTTTTAAGTATTAACTTATCTACAGGAGGGTAGTCTGCTTTGATAGCTACTGTACCCCAAGTACCAGAGGCATAAAAATAATTTCTTTGATGGTTCGTGGCATTGATTCTTTGGTCGCCAAGTCCCTCACCAGCAGCATTATCTGTTGGGAAATGAGATTTGTTTTTTCTACCCGTGTGATATACAGAAACTAATGGAGCATCTACAGCAACAATAATATCGCTAACACCCACAAATGGAGCTTGCAAGTTGCCACTAGAATCTTTTAATTTTATCTCTATTTTTCTCACACTACCTCCTCCCGCATCGATGGTAGGACGAGACCTTTCAAGCCCTACTTTTGCTAAGAAAGAATTTTGGTCAATAAATTGGTGAGAGAGGGGAGAGTCTGGGTTATCACATTCATTCCAGTAAATATCTCCAGTTAATAAATCTTGTGCTTGTATTGTATGGCCATAGAAATTTCCACTATCTAATTTCACATCATTGAAGAGAGAAACTCTAACATAAGCAGGGTACCATAAACAATCTTTTTTCTTTTTGGCTTTTGGGCCGTCCTGCAAATTAGAAACAGACAGAACCAAAGTAGACTTTGTAGTGTCTATTGGAATTTTAAAGAATAACGCATTTGTATGTACAAAGCTTACAGTATCAGCTCCTGTAACGTCATTTAAAAATTTATTTGTTATGGAAGATGTAGCCGTATCATAGCCTACTACTCTGTTTGTAACAAAAAACCCTCCTTCAAATAAAGCTCTGTCATTGTAACAATTAGTTGTCTTTATTCTATTACCAATTTCAGGTATTATATGTCTAACACTTCCAGGTACAGCTGGGTTACCTCTTAACCAAGCGTACCAAGCATACGTACCTCCATCGCTATGTTCAAAGAATCCCCCATTAGCATCAGGTGCAGCAAGATTATTACCATTATCATCATCTCTAGCTGTAAATGAATTAGCTGACATACCTTTAGCAAATCCACAAGGCAGTTCGTTAAATACAAGTTGAGATAACTGATTATACACATCATTAGGCTCCCTCTCAATTATAGGAAAACTGCTACTACTCTCCGTTAAGTCTTCATCTACTACTATCGATGGGTAGTCGGGGGACAAGTGGAATGTGTAAGGGTATATTGAATCAGATGCATAGTTTGTAGCTAATTGGTCTGGAGAGTCAGGTTCTGTGGAACCGAAGAATGGTCTTGCTCTTTCAAATACTAAATCAAACTTTCCATTATTGTTCTCACCAGAATTTTTATCTTTTCTATCTGATATCCAAAACTCGTAATCATCGAGTCTACCTGGATTTGAAGTTGGATTATCAAATTCTATGGTATCAGCATCGTTAATGTTTTTAGGGTCTGCATTGTTATCAAACTCTAGAAACTGGTCCATCTCAGGCTTAGAAGGTCTTGAAATCTTATCACAACTAACAGGAATCTCTTCTATTTCGGGTATACCATCTGCAAATCCTCTGAAATCTACTATCTCATCGTTCTTGATGATTGTACCACAATCTCCATCAAAGAGTTCTGTAGGGTCACAACATTCTATCTCTCCTTTGTGCACTCCAGTAGGACCTATGTAACTACTCTTAATGAAATAATCTAATATGGCATCTTCAACAGGACCGTTTTCAGGTAATGACTTAGATGCTATTACATCCTCTTGCCTATCGTTTATAAAAGAAAAGAAATCGGAGTATATGTATTCGTCCTGGTCTATCTCTATGGTTACTTCCGCAGGGGTAACAACACTTAAGTCTATAACTGCCTCGGTAGTACATAACCTTTCTACCAGCCTATATATTGTACTGAAATTTGCATCTGAACAATTGCCTCCTAGAGGACCTTCGTTAGTGGCTGTATTATAAAATTGCCACTTATAAATTCTTGCTTCGTCTACACAACCCTTATTACCGTTTCTAAATATGGAGTAGACATCATTAATCCAAGGTTTCTGCTGAACGGTATAAGGTAAATCCTGTTTACGTGTTGTATTGGCTATTTGATTTATTAATGCTGCAGGGTCAGCTTGGTGGTCGCTGTCAAAGTATAAATCATCATTTGTAGCTGCTCTAGGTATTAAAGGGTATATTGGAGTTTTGTATCCTTGATTAGTTACAAATCTAATACCGAAAGGAACTACCTCGTCCCTCATGTAACCTTTAAAATTAGCCGTTCCCCTAGATGTAGAATACAGGCCTTCTTCTGACCGAGAAGTTCTCCACTCTGCAAAATGCCCCATGAAATTTACCATAGGTTGCAAATTAGGTGGCTCTTGTCCTTCTAAGTCAGAGAAAAATAAGGTGTTGTTTGCTTGTGCAACTGTCTTAGCTGTTTTGTAGTAAGGCATCTCCCTACTTAGCTCTCTAATATCTATATTCTCTAACTCTTGGCTACCTGAGTACAATAGTTCAGTAGTAGATGTAGGTAATATGTCTACTACAAAAGCATTTGCTTCTCCGCTAACACCATTAGTTTGGTATACTGCTACTTTGTAGTAGTCAAACTTCGGGTCTAAGTTACTTACTTTTAATTTCAAAGATAGGTTAGTCAACGTATCTAACTCAAACTGCTGATATACCTCCCTGTTATTATCCTTTATTGATGCTGGACCAGAGGATGCTGTATAACTATTTATTAGATTACCCCTAGCATCGCAGTACCCAGCAAAGAAAACATATTGACCATGTCTTGTTTTACCTCCAATGACAGTGCCTTCAACTTCGATACAAAGTTTTTCACTGCTTGGTAGTATATTCATCTTGTCACAGTTCAAACATACTGTTCTATCTACTAACCCACAATCACAATTAGGGTCATAGTCTGGACTAGAAGGGTCATCGCTACAAAAAACAGTTTTTGTAGTGTACTGTTCAGGTTTCGCAACTTCTACTCGTCTTCTAGGGTTAAGGTCATCTGTGAAGTATAATACATCTCCGCACTTCTCTTGTTTAATTATAGATGATACAGGATAGTTAACATTAAAACCTAGGCACCCTGCACCCTCTGAACTTCCTTGACAAGGCTTGCTACCGTGGTCGCTTATCAAAGTAACATAAGTACATGTAGCAACCTGAGCGATGCTCTCTAAACCATTAGATAATACGGATTTAATATCACAGCCGCACTCCTTTAGTGTGTCTGTAAAAGATATTTGTTTCTCTAAGTCCTCTATGAATCCTATCTCAGACTCTCTAGTTTCAGGATTAGTTAAAAAGAAGTATGTCCTCTCCCCTGTGGTGTCGTGTTGTATACCGATAACATGGAACCCATCTACAAATCTAGAACATAAGATATTACTCTCTTCGTTTTGAAGATTAATGGAATCCCCGTCTTGTCCTTGAAAGTTCGCATTGAGTGCATGAATATACGAATTTTGGTCTAAAGACGTAACGTGGGTATCTTTGTTCATACCCTTTTTACCTACTCCTAATTCTCTTTGCGGCTTCATTAGAATCTAAATGGATTTGGATTTTGGAAAGTACCGAAACCAGCAGCTGGACCAGTCTCGTCATAGTTAGTTCTGATTGCTCCTAGGTTAACATCGTATTTGTGCATACGTAGTCTGTTAGTACCCATAGCTCTAAATAAGGCTACCATGTCAATATTAGATGTATCAGCTTTTGCTTTTGACTGAAGGTCTGTTTCAAGTTGAAAGAATGCCTTGTACATACCTTGTTTGTTTGGGCTATCGTCTGATAACATGGCATCCTCAAGTATTTTTCTCTTTACGTGGTACTCTAGGTACTCTTCTAGGTAACCATTTTGGGTAACAGGAATAACAGGTAGGCAGTTTTCATCTACAGGTATACCATAGTATTGCATATAGATAGCTCCCTCTTTAAAGTTAGCGTATACTGTTTTACCTTTAATGTTGATGGAAAAAGGGCTGTCCTTAATATTTCTATTTACGCAGTTTGTTTCGCACTGACTTCTTATAAGGTCACTACCTAGTCTAACGTATGAAGGGTTTTTATAGAATAGAGATACTTTAGTATTATCTAAATATAAATTCTCTACAATACGCTCAACACACTCTCCATCTTTACATTTAGGCAAGCAATCCTCACATAATCTATCTTCAAAACAAGTTAGCTTCTCTCCATACAATCTAGACTGTACTCTTATCCTGTCTGAATCTTTTGGCATAGATGCAAAATCAGGTTCACAGTACAAGGCAAGAACTAAAGATGCAAAGTTCTCGGGTACCTCTCCCCTATAATTAGAAATATGGATAGTTCTTTCGTACTTATCCATAATATTTCTACCAAAGTTCTTTAACTTCATATACACCCATCTTGCGATAGATGCTTCATCTACTACCTGTGGATTATCTTTAAAATAATTACCAGCAGTTATATCAGCTATGAACTGTTCTAGTGGGGTGTAGGCGTTTTGTTCCATTACCGATTATATTTTTTAAGTTTTTGTAGTGGCATAAATACTTTGCTCCGTTAACGCAATGCTCTTTCCACTTTCTCTTTTTGTTTCTAGTTAATTCAAATGCTAAACTAGAGGGGAATATTTGATTGTATACGCTTCCAAAAAACTGAGTGTAATATATCAACCCTCCTGTTTGAAAGGTAGTGTTATTAGAGTAGGGTATCTTTGCTCTTTTATTGTAAGACGGGAAACAGAAGTATCCTAGACCATCTAATACAACCCCATTAGGTTGCTCTATCAAAATGTCTCCTACTAAGTCAAAGAAGTCATCTCTTATTTTTCTCCACTCCTGCGGTGTGTACCTTCCTTTTAAATTAGGATTATATCTCACTACCTTTCTTCCAAAATGTTTATCTCCCAATACACTCACCACTGGGCCCCAAGCAGTTGCTTTTCTATTTCCTCTCTTGAACTCACCCATACTACTTTGCTCTCATACCAGGACCCATCTTCTGATTAGAATCTAAATCAGAATTTTCATCAGGAGGTATTGCTTTGTACGTGGTAGTTATATGCTTAACCACTTGGTCCTTTACCGTAGAAATATATTTGTTTGGTATGACAATATCAAAATCATATGGAGTTGCACAAGCATCTACCTTATTTCCACACTCAGTAAAAGATTCTGCCTCTAACTTGTCTGTGAACAAGGCATTAATTGATACAATTTCAGGGGTGCTACCTACTACGTACAAATACCCATTGGCCAAATAGAAGTAACTAGTAGCGTTTTGGAATTTTCTCTTTTGCTGTGTTTTAAAATCAGCAAGGGTTCTTAATCTTTGATATTCAGTCTCACCTGTGATGTTGGAAACTGATATGATGATAGGGCCTATAGAAGAATTAAAGATGTCAGGTAACTTGCAAGTGGTCTTCATTATTTTGTCGCACTTTCTGAACTCTGCTATATCACACTTGTCAGCTCTTATTCTATGCATCTCTACACAAGTTACTTCTGTGAAGATAGAACTGTCTCTAAATACATCTCTTAAAGGTCTTTGGGATAAAAGGTAGCTAGTATAATCTTTAGCTAAAGAGTAAATATACCTATCACTGACACGGTCATCCTTATTTATAGCCTGGATAGAGTTACTTACGTCTGATATGAACTGATATATAGTCATTCTTCTAATTTAATAAATATATATGATATAACCAAATTTCTTACAAAAACAAAGAGGGCTCCAAGAGCCCTCCTGTTATGGGGGAAAACCAACCAAAACCCCTCATTATTCATCCTCTCGATAGGCTACAAAGCTATCAAAGTATATTTTATAGTTTTTACCAGCTGTTAGTCCAGAAACTTCTACCTGTCCTGGAGTACCAGAGGTTGTACCATTTATTGTTAGAGTCATTGTTTCCCAAGCACTATCAGTTACATTTCTAACTGTGAATGGGTATGTTTTGTCCCTTCCTGACCGATATCCAGCAGGCAGAGTAAACAACTGACTATTCACTCCTGCAGCACTGTCTACAACGCCTCTAAACTCTATTCTCTTATCCCCTCTTTTTCTAAAGGCAAGAGCTGTGGTTCCTGATGAAGTGTAATCAGCATTCGCAAATGCTGGGGAAGCTCCTCCGAATGCATTGACTCCAGTAAAAGTTTCATCGGGGGGCAAGACATCATAAGGTAATGTACCAGTTTGGTCTAAGTCAGGTACAAACTGTACATCCCAAGAAGTTCCATCATAGTATGCTGTAATAGTGTGGCTCTTGTTTCCAAGAGTACTAGGCATGGTAAACCCGAAAAGACTAATGGTGACAGGAGAATTTAACGTTGCATTAGCTAAGTACCTGAATGTAAATTGAAGACCTTTAAATGGTGCACCTGATATAGTAAAGGAGTGGTTACCTACAGGGGTAACAGCTCCTGAAGAAAATATTCTATATATGGTGGTAGGAGTTTCTGCATTCAATGTATAAACAGCACCAGCATTTACTATTTCATAACTTTCTTGTATATTAACTAAAGGCATTTCTTATGATTTATAATGTGTTATCGTTAAATTTTGTGCTACTATTGACCCTACTGGAGCTCCAACCTCATCTGCTATTTGAATTTCTATATCATTGTCAACGGTAAAATCAAGTAAAACCATTGTCTCTGGTGTTATTGCACCATCAGAACAAGGTATTGCTGCGTTTCCTACATAACTTATAGTACTTCTTGTTTTATATGCGTGTTCTACATTAACTTCAGCAGCCAACGTACTAGCACTACTTCGCCTTAATATTATATCGAGCCTAAATAACAAAGTACCTGGTACAGCTGCATGTAAAAATCCTCCTAATGGGGTACGTCTATCTATTAAGTCTCTGCCTCCGAATCTCAATCTCGCAAACGATGGGCTTACAGCAGGAGGGGTAGGATGCTGCACAAATTCACCTGCACTAGGACCTGTAAACAAAGCTCTAATGTGTAGATATTCTCCAACGGCATCTAAAGTGTTTGCTGGTAATGTGTATGAAAAGCCAGTAGGCGTTGTCATAGTAGTACCAGTTGAAGCTTGTGGTGTAAAGTGTGTATACAAGATAGCCATATTATCAGCACCATCCGTACCATTCGTACCAGCAGGTCCAGCGGGTCCTGTAGCACCTGTAGCACCTGCAGCACCTGTAGCACCAGTTGCTCCTGTTGGGCCTGTTGGTCCTGCAGCACCTGTAGCACCTGCAGCTCCCCTTAAATCTCCTGTAGAGAACGATGTTCCGTTGGTAAACGTAAATGTCAAAATACCAGTACCAGCTGCATAAGAGGTAGAAGCAACTCCGTTACCTACAGCACCTGTAGGACCTGTTGGGCCTGTGGGACCAGCGGCACCCGTAGCACCTGTAGCACCAGTTGCACCTGTAGGACCAGTAGGACCAGCAGGACCTGTAGCACCTGTTGAAACGTTTGCACAAAGAGTATCTACAATTGTTTTTATAGCACTATCGTAGTATGTTCCTGCAGGGATAGTCTTTACCCCGCAAACATTCAATGCGTTTGTGAGTCTAATGCACTCATCATTTAGTAAATGACTACACCCTAGATTGCCACAATTACATCCTGTTTTGCAACTGGAACTGCTACACGTACAACTACTACAACTTGAACTACAGCTGGTACAAGTACAAGTGCAACTACTACTAGAACTACTACAACTCATTTTATTCTTTTTCTATTTTTTCTAAATTCTGTAATTGATTTAAAATTGTAATCATTTTTTGAGTAGGATAAAATTCTTGTTTACTATTTAGAATTACTAATTTTATATCATTCATCAGATTGGCATCTATAATAAATTTTTCCATTGGTTTTTTATTTATTTTAAACAGATAACGTCCATGCAACTACTAACTTATCACTAGCAGTTAATGTTCTACTTAATTGCCACCCCACTACAAGCAGGTCTGAACCTTTAGTAATGCCTCCTGCAGGGACAGTAAATTCTTTTCTAAAACATGTTGAGTACATGGCCTCCCCATAGAAGTTTTCCATCACTATATCATTGTTAGCAGGTGTAGATGCTTCTACAAGCGGAGTTATTGTGCGAGGCAAAGCTGTATCGCTACCTGCACATGGCGTAAATCCTACCTCTACCTTGCCATCTACTTGTACGGTGTGGAAATTACTGAATGTACCTGTAAGTACTAACTTAGCTCCTGCTTCAATATCAAAAGGCACGGGTATACCTGCCATCCTTTGGTCTGATACGGTAGTGAATCCTGTTTTTGGAGCATCAAGGCCTTCTGTGTAATTGTTTTGGTCCCATAAATTAACACCAGTAACTATTTCTCCAGCCCACCTGTATTCATCTCCTGGGCCTGGAAAGTTATCAGTGCCATCAGTTGCGAAAAACTGATTGGATGCAATAGTACTTAAACCAGCACCTAATGTATTATTTATAGCTAATAATACAGTGTTTAAATCCTCACATTCAAGATTTGGTGCAATATTAGGTAAGTCTGATGTAATAGTAATACATCTATCAGCTAATTTTATTTTACAAGGCGTACATACAGTATCATTACAATAACAAGTATCGCAGGACTGAACTACTACTTCTTTACATGTTTTACAAGCCATTTTATTTTATTTTTTTTTATTAGCAACAAGCACAAAGCTTTTCTATAATAGCATTCAATAGTCCTGTTACGGTAGTAGGATTATTGTAACAAGGATTTGTAGAAAAACAGCCAATAGGTATATTTATGTCATCCATGTCAACTAGAACAATAGTATCTAATAAAGTGCCATCAGTTGGGTCTAATAATCCTTTCAAAGGTTCTAGAATACATATCTCCGATGTTAGTTTATTCAACACTTGAATCGGAGTAATGTCAGCATCCGCTGTGGGAGAATAATCAAGACATCCTTTTACATAAGGACCTCCCGTCACACCTGCTATATCCCCAGCCATATCAACATAGCTTTTGTTAATAAGTGCATACACATCTGCAATAACAGTATCTAAGTCAGTACAAGTTTCACCTGCTAAACTTGAAGGTGCTATATAGTTGTGTTCTACGTTTACGCAAGTGGCGTATAGAGATGTTCCACAAGTATCACTAAATTTGTAACTATTACAACTCATTTTTTATTTTTTTCTAAGTATATATTCATTTCTTCCAACATGCAATCGGACACTTCGTAATCACAGTCAAGGTCTTGACAAATGATATGTTCCATAGCTTTTACTACAAAATAATCAGGTATGTCAAAGCTATACTCCTTATCAAATACATATTTATGCAGTAAACCATCAGACTTGTTCTGATAGTGTCTCTGTATCTTTTCGTAGATAGAGTTTTGTGTATTAATATGCCGTTGTAGTGTGTCCATTTCCGCAGTCTTCTCCGCAATCGCAGTGTTCTAAATCATCAACAATATCCATTGCCAAATCGTATTTTCTTTTAGCAGCTTTTATGTTACCAAAAAGCATATCAGCTTTAGCCCCTCTAATCATAAACTCAGCTTGCATTATTTTATTTAAACAGCTAGAGTCAGGAACGCACTCTAGGTTGAGACCCATAATTTGTTTCTGTATTCTTAGTTCTAGCCTTACTGTTCTTAAATAATGTCTTTCATATGAGAACTGTGTGCCTTCACATACAAAGATTTTAATCTTGTATATACCGTCTGGCAAATCAGGTAAATCATCATCACACCCGCTTGAGCAACCGTAGTTTAAAGAGGAAGCGTTGTAGGTAGTAACCTTACCCTTTGGGTAACTGTGTCTTACTGCTGATTGTGACCCAGGAATAGTTATATCAATATACGTAGGTTCATCCACTAAATGTTTCCAAATAGAGATGTCCGCAAGTATAAGTATCCTAGCATCATACGTAGGAAATACTTCAAAATTTAATACTGGGTCTAATCCACTGCTCATTTCAATAGTTTAATAGTCGTTACTAAGGCTCCAACCTGTAGGAAGTTAAAACCTAAAGATGTCATTCCGACTGACCTCCACCGATACCATTTTCTCACCGCCTTCTCTAGTTTGTCTTCAGTAACATCCGTATACTTTTTGAAACTCTTTTGTAAGTCCGTAGCAATTAATTTTAGAGAGTCTAGGTTTTCCAAAAGTGTTTCGTACTCCATCACAAACATATCAATGTTCCCTACAAGAGCATTGTAGCTTATTGTGAGAGAGTCTTTTATTTCGTTCAACAAAACATTTTCTCTACCTATCTCAAGGAGTCTTTTATAGTCGTCAGCATAGAACATCACATACGTGGTGTCATCAGCTTCAAACCTAAAGACCTCCATTGTCTCCACTATATTCGGGGATTCCTGAGAGTATGCTGTCCAGGGGAGTATTGCGAATAATAATAAGAGTAGAATCGGTTTCATAAATGTTTTCAGTTAGTAGGTTTTCAAAATTGGTTAATTCAGTATAAATACTTATTTGCAGACTGTCCATTTTGGACTGACTGTTTTTTATGTCTTTGGTCATTTCAAGAAGAGCATCGAGCTCTTTCTCTACTTTCTTACGCTTGTTGATAATGTCTTGGTCTATGTAACTGTCTTTTGAGTTGCAACCCTTAGTAAACAGTATTCCTATCAAGATACATAGGATAGAAAGACGAAGGAGAAAGTCCAATATCTTGGCTCCTCCACGCTCTTCGAATTTACGTAAAATATTCTTAATATCCAAATTCATTACAATATGTTTTGTATCTGACTGATGACGTTCCTGATTGCATCAAAATCCTCGTCATTTAGCGTTGCACCCATGTGAACGTCAACAGCCAAGAAGATGTAACAGAAATTGTTTTTATTGTGGATTTCCTTTACATGGAAGCAATGAGTTTCCCCTACTTTTTGCGTTACCAATAAAGGTCGAAGTATTCCCTTTTTATTCAATTCCTTTACACTTCTTTTAGTTTTACCATCTTGATATATTTCTTGTACCATATGTATGTACTCATTATCAAGAGTTTGTTTGTTAAATGTGTGAGTGAACTCTGTGGGGTTAATAATTGTTCCGTACAGGAGCCCCTCTGGTTTCACCATCGTACCTCCGTTAGATACGTGCACAAGGACTGCTTTATTAACATTAGCTCTGTTTTGTAACAATCTAGCTAACGTATCAAGGTGTAATTTTGTAGATACTACTTGACCAAAATCAGTTTCCTTCCTCCACCTTTTTGGTAGCACATATTTAAAGGCATCGAAGTTTGAGCTTACCACCCCTAGAATTCCACCTACAAAAACACTCAAAAGCCCTATAATGGCTATCCATAATTCAATCATCTTAAAATATTTTATATATATTATTAGTCAATGTCACCATCAACCCAACCTGAATAAACACTAAATGTCCCGTCTAAGTTATAGACATACTTACCTATGATAAACTCATCATCAGGAAGTTGAGTTCCTTCAGGTACATCAACTATTTCCAAAGGGTCTGCTGAGTCAGCTCTTGTGACCTTATGGGGAGATACATCATCCCAAGCATAGTATATCCCATCACTTTCTAATATGATGTTATCTGCAATTAAACAAATTTGCCTATCTGATTGTGTTACTAAAAATTTCATTATGTCTTACTCATTTTAAATGCATTAGCTCTTTGTCCTCTAAATGTTCCTACAGAATCTCTATAAGTGGTGACAACTGAGCCAAATTCTGTGTTTTGTGTACCTATAAATGGGTTATGTATGGCACCACTAAATGAAGTTGTTGTGCCTGAATCTACCAAAACATCTTCACTATTTGAAGTATTATATTCAGAAGTATCAAATTGATTAGATGAAGAGTTATAATTTACTGGAAAAACATTAAATTTTGCCGTTTGTCCAGACACATTACTATTAACTCCATTACCGACAATAAATTGAGAAGTGGAATTTTCTTGACCATTATAATATTGACATATCGCTGGGAATCTTACTAAATCAGAAAGTGTTCCCCATGTGCTAGATGACCCAACACTAAACGATGCTCCATTATATATTGCACCTGCAAGATAACCTACACTGTTTTCTACAAACATAACAAGACCTCTTCCATCTTCAATTTTAAAATCTACAAATCCTTCAAAAGAATTTGAACCACTTTTATATAATGTGTCGCCAATAGTCTCAACTAAAGTATTAGTTGAAGTATTGTATTCATAAACTGCATAATAAGCTACTCCAGCACCAGAAGTGGATTTAGCATAAAAAATTGCAAAGCATTCTTTTCCACCAACAGTTCCTAAATAACACAAGTTTGTTTTTCCATTACCCGAACCGCTTGTTCCCATAGGATAAATTATTCCTCTTGATGTTGCTGAACCAGAACCTGAAATATCTATATCCCACACCCTTGCATAAGGAAATGCTCCTGCCCTACTCAATCCAGTAGATGCAACTGTATATACAGTACCGCTAACTTTTAAAACTTGAAAATTTGGAAACCTGTCAACTAAATTTGTAGTATCACCATCGTTAAATGTACTATCTAAAACAAGAGGATTTGTACCTCCATTATATGATAATACCTTAAAGACATTTCCAACTCCAATTTCAGGAGAACAAACAAGTGCTTGATTAGAATTTAATTTACAAGCTGCTAGGGCTTGTCCTCTACCGTATGGGTCTAAATCAGCAGTCCCTGGATAAACACTTAATACTGCAAAACTAGCCGTTAGAGTTAAATCCGATTGAGTTATACCAACACCAAGAACATTTTGATTATTTGCAGTTGTTAACTGACCATCAAATGCTATATATTTTCCTAAATCTAATTGTACAGTTTTCCCACAAGCTGCATTCCCTGAAGTACCTTGTATTCCCGAAGTTATAACATCATTTGCTGTACCTTTTGCAATAATAGCAGTTAATGTGGAAATAACTGAAAATAATACCCCATTAACAGCAGATATGGCACTATTAGCTATACCATCTATTGAAGATATAGCAGATGAGAGTACTCCATTAAGTTTATCTATGGTAGACATGGATTATTCTTCTAACGGTTTAAATCCTCCGTACTTCTTGCCTTGTTTACTTGCTTCTGTTCTGCCAGCTTCTAAAAGTTTCCTTATAAATATTTCCTGAACAGGTACAACTTCTACATGAGTTGTAAGGTAATTGCTTTTGTCAGCGTTAAATGTTTTCTGGTCTGCATATACTTTGTATTCCATGTTAGCAGACATAGTTTCTACGTCTATAGTAATCTTGTGAACATCAAGATATGCTTTTGGTACTGTTAAACCTTTGAATATAATTGAACCTTGTAATGCCATTTTTTCTAAATTTTAAGATAATAATATAAAGTCTTGTGATGGATTAAAATATACTTTTTGTTGGTCTACTCTATAGCCCACTACTCTAACATATTCACCTGACCCAGTAGGAGCTACGTTTGTAAATAAACCAGAGCCACCTATATATACTGGAGCTCCATTACTTCCCCCTATATTATATCCTACATCTATTAATCCTCTTATTAATAACCCATCAGCTGGATTAGTACTATATGCTACACCTAACATATGTGTCATTTGTGTAGTATTTGTTAAGTCTGAGATAGGAGAAAATGACGATACTGAACCTGCAAAGGCAAATGTCATATAATGTATAGTACCTTGCGTTAATGTATTTGATGTATTGTCAGGTATAAGTGTATCTCCTTTATAGTCATAATTATTAGGTACGTCAGACTCTTGGAATACTGTAGTAGTCTTGTCATCTTGCCATACAGGTTCTAAAGAAGAGTTTAATGCCAAAACTTGCCCTTCCGTGCCTGGAGCAGGAAGTTCTCCTTCGTCTTGCCATACAGGTTCTAAATCAGAGTTAAGTGCAAGAACTTGTCCTGCAGTACCAGCTGTTGCTGGTTGTTTAATAAAATACTTCGACAAAAGGTCATACTTACTAGAATAAGTACAACTTCCATCCCATATCCATTTTTTTGGTATTAATACTTCTTTAGACATTTTATTTTATTTTAGACTACTCTAGTATATGTATTACTAGTTGTGTTGTAATAAGTAGCACCTGCCGCTAATCCTGCTCCAGATGCAGCAGCATTATCTACATATGCAGGCACAAGGGCTAATACAGCTTGTATATCAGAAAACTGAAGAACACTACTGCCATCTGTAATAAGCATTTTGTTTGGTCCAGGTGCTGTGTTGTCTGTAGGTAGACCGTATACTGGAACATTGTTGTTACGATATATTAACGATTTAGCTCCAGCATTATCTACGCTAACTGATAGTGAGTGAGTGTTTGATGAGGTGCTTGCTTTGAGTACTACAGATGTGTTTGCATTAACATCTACACCTGTTGCTGAAATAGTCGTGTTAGCTATAGCTCCTCCTGCTGCCTTTGATGTTTGAGCAGCTATTGAAATGTAGGCATCTGATTCAATTGAATCCGCTATAATATTCATGTTTGCAATACCAGCTGTACCATATGCAGAAGGATTTCCGTACTGACTAGCTGTTATAAAAGTGTAAGCATCGGTTTCGTAAGAATTGGTAATGTCAGTACTGTATATAGCAGGTTGCCCTGGATTAAAAAGGTTTACCGTACCTTCTGAATCTATACCTGCAGTTTTTATTACGAACTGTCCTTTTGTAGGATTATTTTCAAACTTAGAAACATATAATACTGCTCCTTCGTCATTAATAATTTTTTGAGTACCTAGGATTATGGGATAATCAGTTATTGTAAAGAAATCTCTAAGAGGGAAACCTTTTGGTAACATTCCTTCATCGTCCAACTTTTCAATAGCCATAAAACCTGCACCTCCTTTCTTATCGTCACCTGTACCGATGGCGATAGAAAAGTCAGTCTCAGTGTTTCCTACAATTGTGTCTTCTGTTAAAGGTCCTCCAAGTGCAATAGTCTTGGCTCCTTCTTGTCCTTTTTTAAAGTAAACCCCATTCTCCGCAGTATTTGCGAAATAACACGAAAGTCTCCGATACCCTGCAGGGATGTTGCAATTTTGTTTAATTACTCTTTCCCGAGGTATGGAGACATCATATGTGGGCGTACTTGCTGTGTACTTAGATAAACTCATTGCCCGTTATTTTGTTGTTTAATACTTTCTGCGAGTTCACGCAATCTTTCAAATAGTTTTGATAGTCCTGGATTACTAGCCATGATAATATATTTATAAAAAAGGGGGAGGATACCCTCCCCCTTCTTAGGTTAATGAATCAGTCGATTAGACTCCTGCTACTGTGGGACATTCAGTCACTCCACCTAGAGCTTCAATGAAGTCTTGGTATGCGCACTGAGCACCTTGAGGAATCAAGAATACGTATCTGATTTCTTCAGCCATTCTTCGGCTTGCGGTTCCAGCATAATTGTTTCTTCTCAACTTAACTGTGAACTTGTCATATTGTAAACAAGGCTCAAGCTTAGTTTCGAATCCACTCAAGTAACCTTCAGCGTAGCTCATTCGTGGAGAAATTCCAGCGAAGTACTCAGCAGAAGCTTTCTCTTGCTTCACGTAGTTAATACCCCAGCTAGTTCCGTCAAAGTCTCTTTCGTGACGAGTTACACGGAATGGAGTAGTTACATATTGGTAACCCTCTTGGAGTACTGAAGGAGCTTCACCACCAGAAACTTGGATTTTAACTCCTTTAGGAGTGAAAGTTCCAATCTGCTCTGCAAGCATTGCTGGAGGACACAAGAATGCGTTCTTAGCAACGAATTTAATACCACACTCACAGTCATCTGGGAATTCTCCACCGATACCTGTAATAGTAATTGTAATAGTACCTGAGTTTAACGCATTCAAAGTGTTCAAGTTGATAACGATTGTATCTCCTACAGCTAGACCTGAACTTGGGTTAGCAGTATCTAACTGTACTACAACATCTTCTACAGCACTACCAGCTACACTTGTTATTACTTTAAAGCTAAACGTTGAACCAGCAGGTTTAGATGTTACAGCAGCAGTTCCTTCGTTTACAGTCTCAACATCGTCTGCTGCGATAGTCACAGTAGTTGTATCAGCAACAGTGAATGAAGTGATTTCAGAAGCACCTACAGTTCTTTCAGCCCAAGCAGAGAACTCATAGTCATCTGGCATAGCTGGGAAAATTGGCTCTTCAACCTCACAACCATCACATACAGGCTCAGAAGTTAATACAGCGTTGTAACGTGCTCTACACTCTCCGATAGCAGCCGCATCAAGAGTTACACTCAAATCAGAGTAAATAGCTTGTAATTCAGCTAATTTTGCAGCAGCAGCAGCAGTTCTTGCAGTTGCTGAAGCGAAAGGACCACAATCCAAGTCTACATCAAGTTGAATTGTTTTTTGGTAAAGATTACAAGTTTCACCTGCAACCCAAGCAGTTGTAGCTGCATAGTCAACATCGCCAACACAGATGGCATCAGCTGGTGAAACAGCAGAAGCTTCGTACTCAGCAGGAGTCAAGGCTAATGTTAAATCGTTATCTAATGATGCGATTAATTCTTCAACAGTGATTTCAACATCTAGATTCAAGATAATGATTTCTGTTCCTACAGGACCAGTTCCTCTTGTATTTGTATCTAATAGTGAAGAGTTAGCAGCAGTAACAGCAGTATCAGTCTCAAGTTGAGCAAGAACGTTAGTTGTATTTGCACCTTCAGGTAATACTACTTGGTAAAGGAATCCATCCCCACTTGCAGGAAACTGAGTGAAACCTGCAGGGCATGTATCACAATCTTCAAGAATTCGAACCTCTCTTTCGTCTCCAGAAGCATCAATAAGTATACTAGCAGGTGCTTGGAAAGCTGTAGGAAGACCTCCTCCTGATAATAATTGATAAACAGAAGTAATTCCTTCTCTAGAAATTCTTTCTACAGTTTCATCGTATTGAGAAGCAACAGCTGCGAGTGCCTCGCCAGTTCCCTCATCTTCTATTGTTAGGTTATACTTAACAGTAGTAGATGAAGCTACTAATTCAGGAGTACAAGAGTAAGTACCGATAACGTCTACTAAGTCACCTACTTTGATAGATGCACCTGTTCCAGCATCAGAACCAGCACGAAGTTCGTAATTTCTGATGTTGTCAACTAGGTCTCTTACAATAGAAGTACAAGAAGTAGTAGCACATGGATTCAAGCAGTTATCGCAAGCATCAGGTGCACCTGAGAATACGCTGAATTCCATATTAGCAACTCCATCTCGGAAACCGAGGTAAGAAAGTTGCTCACCGAATAATTTCAATGAAACTGTAGTAGCCTCATTTTCTTTTAGTTTGATACCAGTACCAGCTGTTCCGTTGTAACCTAGAGTTACAGAAGAATATACAGGAGCTTTAGCTGTATCAACAGTGACATCAAGAATATCATCTCTTGTGAAAGAGATTGTTGAGAAGTTCTTGTTAGTCATTCCACCAGCATCCTGTGTGCGACCTGTACCAACTTGAATTTGGAACAATTCTTTTGCTCCGTAACCGTCAAGGCTTGCTACTGAAGTTGGCCCGTTTGCAGTTTTAGAGGCCATTCTAAATAAACCAACCTGCCCATTAGCAAGTCTTAGTGACCCTGTTCCTGCAGGGACCACTGATTGGCCTCCCAATTCTGAGAGAACCATTAAGCGTGAATACGCTGAATTGTGAGAACGTGAATTCATAATTTCGAGTTTTAGTTAAAATTTAAATATTGTTAATAATCCTATCCCTTTGAATGCCTATTCTATTGGCATCCCCATAGTTCCTAAAGAATGACTCTGCGCACATCGAAATTACTTTATTAACAAAAGCATCGTCACCTTCGGGGTCTATATCTGTAGAAGCATTTCCATTTATGTCTATGTATCCCGAAATATCAATTGTTCGTGGATGACGATAGTACGATAAATGTACTCGCTCTATTTCAAAGTTATCTGTAATGATGTTCAAGGCATCTGCTCCAACATAGAAAGGAGCTTCTCTCCATTTAAGAGAGGGGCCGTTATTCGGGTCGAATATGTAGCTTTCAGAATCAAAGTCTTTTATTTCAAAGAGACTCAATCGAATCCCTTCGCAATCGGCTGACTTTGCATAAGCATAAGCACTGGAAAGGTCTAGGTAATCATTTGGCAGTGCTACTATCGCCTTGTCATCTATCTGTGATGTTTGAGGTAGGTTGTTGTTCTGAACTAGAAATAGATTAATCTCTCTAATCTCGTCATCATTCTTGTTGTCAAGAATGTACTCTACCCGTCTTATCTGTTCTTCATTATAGAGAAGAACGAACCTGTCTTTAGAAGCAGTTACATTATTAGAACTTAAGTTCTTATTTACCTTAGTTAAAAATCTTAAGTATGCTTCTTGTATATCCATCAGTCAAGTTGAAGTTTCTCTAGGAGTTCTTCGTTTCCAACCTTAGTTAGGGTAACATAAGCTTGATTAACAGTTCTTCCTAGCTTTTCACCGTCTATGTAATAGGTTCCGTCTTCTTTAATAATTTTTCTTCTTTTTACGAAATCGTTAATTCTATTCTTAATCAAGATTTCTTCGTAATCAGTTTCTTTGATTGTCTCTAGGATATATTCTAAGTTTCTAGAGTCTGCAATCCATTTTTCTAAGAGTGAAAGCATTACACCTTTTGTTGCACTCTGACCTCTTCGTAAAGCTCCTACATATTGTAAGTATTGCTTTAGCTTGTCAGAATCTTTCTTGTGTAAGTTTCCAAACCAAGTCATAACTTCTAATTTCTTTTCTGAGTTAGAAGTTTGGTCTTCTGCTGATTTTGTAGTATCTACAATAGCGTACAAAGAACCATTATATCTTGGATTACTTTGGTCACAGTGTGGAGTTAATTGACCTCCTCTGTAAGCCATGTAAAGCTTAAAGTATTGGTCCATATCGTTTGTATCAATAATTATATTATGAGACAAATCGATACCACAACTATCAGAAGCTATAAAATCATTTTCAGTCGCTGTAGGATTGGTCTTGAAATAATTTTCTTTCTTTCTTTCAAACCACTTAATAAGGTCCTTTCTTTCTTTTATAACTTTTGAAGCTTCAGAGCTAGATTTTCCTGCAAACTCAACTGAGTTCTCATCGAATCCAGTGTCATATCTTCCTGTTTCAGGGCTACCGATGTACAAGCATCTTGCTGGTTCAGCGGTGTATGACACCATTTTATATCTATTGATATCTCTTAATCCTCCTGGAGTTGAATCGTCTAATTTTTCTACAATACGATAAACTCTACCTTTGACTATTTCAAAGCATTCTGAATACATAATTGGTTGTTTTAAGTGGTTTTTAAATGGTCTTTATTAAGAGAAAGGTGACCGACCTCCCTGGACTCCGAAAGTAGAACCTCCGTCTTTGTATTTAGGAGAAGACTTCTTCTTTCTCTTTTTCTTTACTTTGCCTCCTTTCTTCATCATTTGAGGCTGTTGGCGTTGTTGCTGTTGTTGCTGTCCTTGCTGCTGTTGCATCAGTCTTGCCATAATTTTCTCAGCGGCTTCCATAGCCTCTGCTTCTGACATTCCTTCTTCATTCATCAACTTCTGAACAATTCTAGCTTTAAGCTCCTCTGGGCTAACTTGCTGTCTTCCACGACCAGCTGCCATTGGCCTGGCACCTCCTTGGTATCTTCGATTATACATATATTATCTTCTTTTACTCATTTTGCTTCCCCGTCTTTTGCTGCCTCTCTGTACGCCATGTCCATGTTGGTCCATAGGGTTAGCGAAAGGAGATGTTCCTCCATCTTCAAATCCAATGAAGTCCAAAAACTCATTACCTTTCTTTTTAATTCGGTCAATCAAAGATGGTGGGGTACTTCTTCTACCCCCTGAACTTTTCTTATTTCCTTTTTTTATAGTGGAGCCTCCAGTTGCAATATTTTGCTCGCTTTTATCGCCTCCAACAGCAATACCACTAACACTACCTCCTGTGGCACTACCTCCTGTAGCAGACACATCCCCTACGCTGGAGTTAGAACCAGAACTAGAGTTAGAACCAGATGCATTTTGGTACTTTCTCTTGCTTACTTTTCTCTTGCTTGTTTTTCTTTTATGTACGGCCATGATTATTTTAGTTTAAGATAGGGGGAGTTTGACCTCCCCCTCAGTTAAAAAAGGTTATATTAAAACTCGTTAGTTTCGAGTTTCTCAATCATTACGACTCGAGACTTGTCTGGAATCCATGCTGACATTGAAGACATGCAAGTGAACTCTCTTCCAGGCTGTGGTCGTGAGTAAGTAAATCCTTGCTCAAATACTGGTCCGTTAGTAGAACCGTAAGAGAAATCAGGCACATTCTTAGGCTTAACAATGTAAAGGTTACTTGTACCTTTAGATTTGTTATCAATCTCAACTCCTTTAGGGAATACGCTACGGTCAAGTACGTTAGAGTAAACTGGGTCAGAGATATCATACATTACTAGTGTGTAAGCTCTCTTAGAAAGACCTGCAGAGTATCCTCGGCTGATGTAGTCTCCGAAGCTATCGTAGTCAAGAGATGGGTCGTGCTCAACTCTTACGTGACCAATTCCGTTTAGGAATGCCTCACCAATAGCATAAGAAGCGTAAGTTAAGTTGTATCTATCGCTACCAGAAAGAATCTTCACTGGAAGAGCCTCTTGGTCGATATGTACTGGAGTAGTGTTCTTGAACTCTTCTTTGAATAGCTCACGAACTAAGTTGTGTGCGTGGAATCCAGCCTTGAAAACTAATTTTCTGTCGTGGATTTGGATAGATGTACCGTGATAGATAATCTCAGCAGCACGTTGAATCAACTGACGTAATTCGCTTACGTTTTTGTAGATGAATCTGTGACCTCTACGTAACTGGTGGTAAAGTCCTTCGTTGATTAACTTCGAACCGTTGATACCAGTGATAGTCGCACCTCGGTCAAACATCATACCCATTGCAGTAAGCTTCATCAACTCAGCCATTGCAAGAGCTTCCATGATAGGCTGAACTCGAACTGTGTTTTTAACAAGACGACCTGAGTTAGGGTTAATTTGTCCTACGAAGAAGTAATCTCCTCCAAGACGGTCTTGCATTTTCTGCAATCTATCAGTTAAGTGAGAAGCTTCTTTACCGTTTACAGTAAGAACGTCTGCGTAAGCAGAGTATCCAACTTGTACCGCACGATAGTCACCCAAAGTATACTGTAATTTTACAGAGTTCTTAGCAAGTCCCATCATGTTAGGAGCAGAGTATTGAGTATCGAACTCACCAGCAACGTGGTCAATTTTTACATACTCAGTACCTGGCTTCAATTTAGAAGAAGGGAAATACTTGCTTCTGTCTCTTGTTACAAGCTGTACAGTGTGAACATAACCATCACCTTCGTCTACAACTTCTGAATCTTCGATAACAATTACTTGCTCACCATCTACTGGGTCGTAAGTAAGAATGTCACCAGGGGAGAAGGGGTGAGATAGTTTGATGTCGAAGAATGAACCGTCAACACCTAAGAAATCTCCTTCTTCTACGTTTTGAACAACGCAAGGTTTTTCAATATCCATTGCGATTTCGTAGTCGAAGCTTCCTCGAATACCATTAACAAGAATCTTATCAGAGTTCTTTAATGCATCCTTAATGAAAGGAACGTTTACGATACGAGCATTTTCAAAAAGCTCAAGCATCCCTAGAGATGTTCTATCATCTACATAGTCAGCGGCTTTAAGAGCAACTGAGTCAATGTACCCAAATTGAGACTGGATGTCACTTTTATTGGTGACCCCAATCACAGTGGAGTCATTAAAGTTGGCTCCAATAAATTGTCCGTTAAAATTTTCTTTTCCCATTTTTCTCGATTTGTGTGTTTACTTTTAAAATTTTTATTTATTAGTGAAAGGATTTTTAGTTTGCCTATCCTTCGAAGGTTTGAAGGAAAAGTCTTTCTTTTCAGAAGTGTTTCCTTTTTTCTTTAATTCAAAAAATAATTTTTTACGCTCCTCCTGCTGCTTCTGTTGAGACACGTTTTCTATAAATGACTGAGGGTCAGTTAGAAATTGATACAACAAAACAGACCTTTGAGGGTCGTTTCTAAATGCAACATAAGCTTTGTCTATATCAGTAAACCCTGTATCTTTATTTACTTCTGTTAGACTTTTAACTATTTGTCTAGCTTGCGTGTCTGCTATCTTTTGCTCCTTAAGAACTGTTCTAACGTTCTTTTTGTAGCTGCTTATAGCATCTTGACGCTGTTTTTGAGCTTGCTGTTGCCTTAGAAGCATTTGCTGGTGCTTACCTCTTAAATGCTCTTGGACTTTACCTATAGAAGTCTCAGCCTCTTCTAGTAAGTCATTATTATCAAGTTTACTAATAAACTTTTGAATCTTATTATCATCCCAACCTACAAAGTTTTTATAGTAAGTATAAATTGCACTTACTTTTCCTTCTTGGGTTTCTATGTTTAAATTCTCTGCCCTGTTTAATTTGGAACGAGATTTATAGTAACTATCTAAGTCACCTCCCATCTTTTTATACTCTAGGTATTCTTGTTCCGCAGGGTCTAACGTAGAAAATATAGCACCTTTTAGGTTCTCTTTTTTCCACTTATCTTGCTGAGAAGATAATTGCTTAAATGTTTCAGCATCTATGTCTAAATCTTCTCTACCTTCAAAGTCTTCCCAAAACCCATCTTTTATTAATTTTTCAGCTGTTGCTTGATAATCAAAAAAAGCATCATTTGTTTCGAGTGCTGCTTCTACTGTTTGTTGAGATTTTTCACTACCTTCATCAAACTCAACTGGTTTGTCTAAGATATCTTCAATCTCTATTTCTTTTCTTTCTTCTACATCAGCTTCTTCTTTTGCTGGTGTTTCTTCCTGTTTGCTTTCCTCTGAAGTGTCTTGAGGTTCTTTTACAGGCTCGTCCTCCATTTCTGTTGTCGGTGTATCTTCTTCGTTATCTTCTAATTGAATAGTGAAAGGATTACCAATAGTAAATGGATTCTGTTGTGGTTTATCTTCTGCCATGTTGGTTGTTTTACGGTACAAACTTAAAAATAATATTTAAATTAAACAAATTTATTACAAGGTATCTAACGTAGCACCTCGTAGGTAAAAAGTTTTACAAAGAATGTAAATCACAAAAAAGATATTTTGTAAATTTACAAATTTTGTAATTTTTTTAATTTTTATTCATCCTAGCTATCTGAACTTGTTTGTTTGCTATACTTTCTCTAGTATCTAATTCCTGCCTTTTCAAGTTCATTTCTTGCTGTTTCATTAAATATGCTCTATCTGCTTCGATTTGTTTTTGACGAGTTTGTATTTCAAGTTGTCTTTGCTTGAAACGTCTGTCTAAATCGGAGGTGGACTGCTTTAATTGTTCTACCACTTTAGGTGTCTCTTCTTCATCTGGCATATCTTCATCTTTGATAAATCCTAGAGACAAGATAGTTTGTTTGTTAAGTGATATTTCTCCTTTGATTTGTTCTAGCTCAATCTTGTGTTGATGTTTAAGTTGCTCTAGTTCAAACTCATTAGCTTTTTCAATTTGCTGTTGCTGTTGCTGTTGTTTTTGCTGCATCTGTTGTTGCAACTCTGCTCTCTTTCTTCCTAGTCTAGCAATTTGTATTATCTTAGCTGTTGAGTCTGCAGATATTACTTGTGCCATATCCTCCAAGTTCTTCATAATAGTGTTGTCTTGGAAATAGGTCTTCTTAAGAGTCTCAAGCTCTGTTCTCCTTTTAGAATTATTTTGAGTGTAGATTTTAAATCTTCTCATTGGAAGATGTGGGTCTAGCATAGTAACAAAATGCCTGGTAGAGTCACTATCAGTATAATTAACAGTTACATCCTTACCTTCCTTTTGTAACCACTGAGCAACATTTATATGCATCTCTGCAGTTCGTTGATGGAACTTGGAAAACTTATCAAACCACACCTCGGTCTGAGCGTATGATGCATCCTGAGTTACTTTTATTCCTGTTGCAGTTTGCTGCTCAATAGGACCTGCCATCCTTTGAGGGTTCAATCCTAATTTTTCATACGCTCTGTTTTTTATACCTTGAGCATACTGCATTTTACCTAACATGGCAGCCGTAAGGTCCATGTTGACCATTTGGAAATTATTGAAAGCTGTTCCTCTAGCTTGAGAAGAGTCAACAGGAAGAAGACCAAGATTCCTAGTCACTTCCATCAACTTGCCAATTGCTTCGTCCCCTCCGTAGTCCTTCAAGAACTCAGGCATGTAAGCCAAATCCATTAGAAAGAACAATCCTAGCTCCTTAGACATATAGTCTCTAGCCATATTCATAGCCATAGAGTATTCTACTTGGTCTATCTCTACTCTTGAAACAAGAGAAGTGTTTTCAAACATTCCATTTACTGGAAGTAAAGTGTGGAACATAGAACTCTCACCTCTTAATTGATACTCTAGAGGTTTTCCGTATAGGTAAAGATGGTCTTTTAAATCAGTGTTTTCCCTTAGAATCTTTACACCTTTCCATACTTCGGGGACATAATCCCACATTATAGTATTCTCTTTTGGGTTCTTTTGATTCTCTTCTAGAGACACTGTTCTCAACTGCTTAATCTCAAGTTCATTGATTAAGTCCTTTAAAAGTTCATCGGTTACCACCTCTGTAACTAATTGACCTGTGTCTGGTTTCTTGATAGTTAAAAACCCAATTCTTTTATAAGACACCCAATAGGCTTCTACAACTCTAATAAGGTCATACCTAGTATCGTAGTCGTTGAACAATAAATTTAGATTTTGGTTCTGATTAGGGAAGTGACCCCTGTATCCGAAATCCATTCCAGTTTGGTCTTGTAGGACTCCTAGATTTTCGTATGCGATATAATCAGCATAAGGAACTCTTTTATTAGTACCACCAAAATTTTCTAGCCAAGACTGAGTGTCTTTTATATCAGCAGAAACAGAAACTTCTGCTTGCGTGTAATGTTTTGATTTTAGTAAGTCTCTTTTATCACTCTCACTTATCATGTGACCGTAGTTCGTCACTACTTGGTTAGGAGACAGATATTGTATTCTACCTACATACTCACCAAGTTCAGGATATCTTTCTTCTTGAGTTACAGAAGTAAAAGTATTTAGAGGTGACCACCTTTCAGGTTGATAATAATCGTGACCTATTCTCCAATGCAAAAAGCATCTACCAGTAATAAGATAATCTCTAAACAAGTCTCTGTAGAGTTCATCCATATAGAATCTAGTCTCTCCCTCTTCGATTGTTTGCTCTGCCCATGAAATGTACTTCGGTTTCCATTGGGTATTCATGTAATCTTGTACTTCTTTTGGAATGTTTTGTTGTTTGAACTTTCGTATCTCTTGTAGATAGTTTTGCTTCTGCTCTTCATTCTCAAAAGTCTGATTAGCTGGGTCTACACCCATAGCTGCTAACTTGAGATTTATTTCTGCTTCAACAGCCTTCCCTACTTTAGCCCATAGCAGGTCTTTCTTCTTTCTTAAATACTCGTTAGTAGATAATGGGTCATTAGCATACACAATAGTTGGATTGGGCTTCTTTATGTACTCACCAATTAAAGTATTTATAATAGGTTCTACGAACCCGTAATGCTGTAAATCTTCTGCTAAACTAGCTTGTGAGCGTAACATATCTACCTCAGATAAAAAGGCAGAGGTGTTCGTCATATCACTATAAGTGTAGCTACCTTCAACTATTCTGTAAGCATCTTCGAATCTTCTTCTAGAAACATTTAGTTGTCGAATACCAATAGTTTCTAAGGTGTCCATACAGTCTCTAAACCAGGCTTTATTCTTCTTTTTGTCAGGAAGAGCTTGGGCAGGGAGCCTCATAGTATCCCCCAAAAAAGGTGCATCCTTAAGATTTACGTCAAAAAACATATGATAATTTAATGTCTAGCGAATATATGCATAATATTTTAATTAAACAAATTTGTTACAATTACCTATATCTACTTCTACCAAAATTTTTATCAGTCAACTTAGAAAAGGTATCTCTTTTTATTTGATATTTGTCTTCCGAACCTTTTATGTTGTTTATGGAAAGTTCCTCATCCCAAATAAGTGCATGTCCAAAAGACATTATTCGGTCATAGTTTTTATAGTTACCAAACTTAATAATCTCTTCTAAAAGCATTGGGTCAGTTATTCTGGTTACTCCTAGAACTGTTACCTCATCTCCTTCTGGTGTTATTTCTCCTGTGGGTATTTGGTCCCAACAGTAAGTCTTCAATAGCTTAAGGAGATGCTCCTTGTTTCTTGATGTAGCTGGTAAACCGTAGTCAACATTCGCTCTACTGTTCTCATTAATTCTAAGATTTGTACCCTTTGCCTGTGCAATGTAGTGCTCTGCTTTTTGACTGCGCAGATACTTTACAAATGGAACGTCTGCCTCTGGTAGACATTCTGCATTGTATAGCTTTAATAGTAACATAGCCTGTCTATAATACACGGTATCCATATGGGGTCTACCAGTTAGTTGGGCTACTACTTGATTCTGAAATCCTGATACACCAGCCTGTCTCTTGAATATGTACAAACAATTCAAAGAATCAGAAGTTGTAGATGTAGCAACCTTAGCACCGTCAAAGCCTGCAACATATGTGCCTCTTTTAATTTGTCTTGGGTCATCAAATATTGGTCTCTCATATACTACGACAGGTGCATCGTATGCTCCTCCCCTAAAAGGATACTCTGTCACTGGTTCTAGGACAGACTGTGTGATTGTGATTATGCCAGTTGGAGTTTGGTCAAGCCTTATGTATTCACCTGTTAAACCTTCCAATCTAATTCTATCTTGTGTCTTCTTAGCTTCCTCAACAGGAAAAGGATTATTACCCGAGAATAGAAAGCAATCTTCTGGTTGAAAAGGGTAGTACATCTGAGCCTTCTTCCCTTTGTCTGAAGATTTTCTATGCTCCTCATTTATAAATCCCTCTACTTTTGCTTGTGATTTTTCCCAGTCAGTGACGAATATATTGAATCCTTCCAGTGCCTTAGCTTCATCTTCAGTAAAGTCTCTGTTGAGATATTGTACCAAAGGTATTTCTTTCTTCTGGCCTCCCTTGTTAGACATTTGGGCAGGAACAAAAAGACTAACTTGCTTGTCAGTTTCTTGAATATACTTAAAATGCTCATCTTTTACCTCCTCTAGATATTTGTTAACATCAAAATGAAAGAAGTTTGATTTCTCTGTAAACAAGAAATCCATCTCTGCATCTGCTGCAAAGTCTGTATTACCCCCTGTACCAATCAATAATTCTACGAATCGCCTTTCACCAAGGTCGTTTTCAATAGCAGGTAAAAGTGCAGAACGTTGTTTAGAATACAGGTATTTTCCTACCTCATCCCATACAGCCTCTGTAGGCGTTATACCTGCAAGTAGCTCTTCTTTTGAAGTCAACTGCCCATGTTGCAAGTTCCTAACCGATATCCTAGAGAAGGCAAAAGAATTGTCATTAGGCTTGTCTGCTATTGGAAAGAACTCGTAACTAATAGGGTTTATTGGGTTTCTATTCCTAGTTACGATTCTCTTATTGAATTCTATCTCAACGTCAGAAGAGGTTGCCTTGTTCCAATCACTAATCTTTACGAAGTCTGAGAAACAATCAGGTCTTTTTTCGTAGAACTCGTCTAGGTATTTGGTGATGTTATTAAGGTCAGACTGTGACCCACCAATAATTAGAGGGTTACTATACTGAAAAATAAAAGTATTGTATGCGACTCTTGATGCAATAAAAGATGTCTTAGCAAATCGTCTTGTACCAAATGCAAGTATAGGTTGTTTACCGTTTTTATCAGCTTGTTCATAACACCAATTTATAAGCCATTCGTTATCTCTTAGATTAGGATTATCTACAACTCTTACAGAATTACCAAACTCATCACGCTTATCTATAGACAACTTAAAAAAATTAAGGTGCCAGTATAGCCATCCTGTAATGTGAACTCCTCCTACCTCTACACCTGACTTGCAATATCCTATATGTCTCATCCAAAATGAAACATAGTTCTCATCGTCTCTTTCGGGAAGAACCTGATGTAATAAAAATGAACTATATGCTATTTTAGGAATTATTGGTTCCTGCATTTTTTTCATTTTTACCTGCTACTGCATCCTTAATATAAGCTATCATCTCCTCAAGTTCCATACCTGACACATTAATTAGCTTACTATCCTTAAGATAAAAGGAAGGTTTAATTTCATTGATTAAAGGTATTAAATCTTCTCTTACATCAAAGTCTTTTTCAAAGACTACCTTAGCCATAGAGTTTACCTCTTTTATTTTAAAGAGACATTCCTGTGCAGCAGATACTAACATGAACTTAACGTACTTCTCTGCTTCATCCTGCTCATCAAGAGGTTTAGCTTTTTCAGTTAATAGGTCATACATACCTTGATTGTAATCAATAGTATTTATAAAATACTGTTCGCTATCTGTTAATTTATTACTTGACATTTTTTATTTCTTCTAAAGTTTTTTCTAATGCTTGTGCAAATTCTTCATCTGTACAATTTAAAGCTACTGGGCTTACGCTTTTTCTTTTGAAGTTTTTTCTTCTTAGAGTAGCTCTTATCAAATCCATTGCTGTATAGTCATTGCTTTCTGTGAGCACTTTTGTAACCAAGTCAGCTATATGTGTTTTTCTTAATGAGTTCATTATTCTTCTATAACATTTCCTTTAAATAATATTTTATACAGACCGACATTAGTCACTAAACTTAAATGCTTGTGTATTTCTCCTGGAATCTTTGTATTGTACATTGCTGTAATATCCAAAGAATCACCATCTCCTATTTTATTTTTTGTATACCTTATCTCAAAGCAACTGCAAATTTTTGCTTTTAAAAGCTCAACATCTATTTCATTAATATCAAACTCATCATAATCACCTCTTAGGTTTATTAAACTAAACTTAAACTTAGAGGTATTTGGATTAGAATTTAGTATTAAATCGTCTACGTATTCAATTACTATTTTTTCTCCTTCAACAGATATATAGACCTTTTCTGCATCATGTATCCTTACTGCTAAACCTTGTTCTGGGAACTCTTTTATATCGTGCCAATTGTTTACTGGACAAACCTCATCAGCTACTTTTGTTTTTGCTTTCAGGGGACATTTACAAATACCGCAGATGTGCCCCCCAACGATTTGTGTTTTATGTTCACAAGACATACAGGTTTCATAACGAAGCTCACTAAACTCAGGTATTTTACCTGTCAAGTGATTTTTCCAACCCTCAATAATTCTCTTTGGCCTAATCTTACCCATTTTTCATTCCTTTAGGATTAAATCTCTTTCTAAAAAACCATATGTTTTTCACTTTATTTTCTATGGCTCTCTTAATCAAGGAATCTACCTTGTCAATCTTGCCATTTACAATATACAAACGATTGTTGACATCTGCAAGGCTTTTGTTTTCTTTTTTTTCAATGGACTTTTTTGTGTTTTCTAATTTTCGTCTGATGTTGTGAAGGGAAGATACTGTATGGTATAGGTTACCTAACTTGGGTATCTTGAATACTACTTCATCCGAATTAGATATTTTATCCATTGTTTTGTCAAGGAAATAAGTGTAAAGAGCTTTAGCTGCCTCTCTGTCACCACCCTGCTTTTGATATTCATCTAAAACATCTTCTAGGAAGTATATTTTATCTTTATATTCCATTGAATTTCATGATGAAAGCTACGTTATGCTCTGAATCTAATGCTGACTTAAGATGTGAAAGGTCAGTATTGAATACTTTTTTACCTCTGTTGTTTTTATCTATTAATCCTTTCTTTTTTAATCTAGAAAGCATTGTAGCAACATTTTGCTCTGTATTTACACCTATACCAGATGAAATAACTTTATTTTTAAATTTCTTATCATTCATGTCATACAATAAACACAAAAGTAAGATATCCATGTCTCTTTTAGTTAAAGATGTAACAGAAACAGAATATATCTCTAAGACCTTCTTAATAAGGTCAATTTTATCTGTATATTGTATGTCAAAAGGAAGTGCTGTGTATTTAGACATATTATATTATTTACTCACCCTAGAACCCCTCTCACCAAACCCCCTGTAGTCCCCCTTTCCTCTCTCCCCTTGTTTGGACATTGCAAACATAGTAAATAAAATTGACAATGTCAAGGGTTTTTGTAAAAAAAATTTACAGGTAAAAAAAATATTGTAAATTACTTGTATATGTCAGATATATTTTGTAGTTTCACGCAAAACCATATTTATGACAGACCCTAACGAATTATTAGACAGGGAGTACTTTCAAGACTACTTCGAGTGTGTAGTAGATTATGTGGACACTGAGCACTTGTCAGATGAGCTATATGACGAACTACGAACAGAAATAGAGGATTTTGTTTTCGAATTATTTCTACATGATGTCAGATGTGGTATTGCCACTCATTTTGTGGAGACAATGTTCAAATTATTTAAAACAAAACTAAACAATGGGAAGTAAGCTAGATGAAGCTCTAAAGAGTTTAAATAAAAATTTCGGGTCGGGTTCTGTTTTTCATCTCGGTGAAAACGAAGCATTTGAAAAACTAGAGAGAATACCTACAGGTTCTCTAGGACTAGATACGATAACAGGGGGAGGGTACCCTCTCGGAAGAATTATAGAATTGTTTGGATGGGAGTCTTCAGGGAAGAGTACATTATGTATCCACGCAATAGCACAGGCACAAGCAATGGGTAAGAAGTGTGCGTTTGTTGATATGGAGCATGCGTTTGATAAGAACTATGCAGAAGCTCTAGGTGTAAACACTGAAGAACTTATCTTTTGTCAGCCTAGTAGTGGGGAAGAGGCTATAGAAATAACTAAGACACTTGCTAACACTGGTGAGATAGGATTAGTGGTTGTGGACTCGGTTGCAACTATGGTACCGTCTGTTGAAGCTGAAGGTGAGGCAGGGGAGAGCAAGATGGGTGTACATGCAAGATTGATGTCACAAGCAATGCGTGTATTATCTCCTATTGCAAGTAGAAACAACTGCACTCTTATATTTGTGAACCAGCTTCGCCAAAAGATTGGTGTTATGTATGGTTCTCCAGATGTTACTACAGGAGGGAATGCTTTAAAGTTCTACTCCTCTATCAGGATAAAACTTACATCAAGCAAGTCAGCTGGTAACAAAGAAAAGGTTGATGGTGTTGATAGACAAGTATCCAACTTAGTAACTGCAACAACAGAAAAAAATAAAACATATCCACCTTTGCAAAAGCATTCTTTTCAGTTAAAGTTTGGAGTGGGGATTGATGCAAAGGAAGAAATAGTAGATATGGCCATAGCTCTTGGTCTCATAGAGAAAAAGGGAGCATGGTACAGCTATGATGGCTCGCAGCTAGGACAAGGCAAGAAAGCGGTGTTCGCTTTACTTGAAGATAATCCTGACCTTGAGGATATTTTGAGGGAGGAGATAACTAAACATTATAATCAATGAGAGAGGACTTAAGTACTAGAAAGACAAAAACCAACCCGTCTTTTAAGTACGAATTGAGTGAAGAGCAAAAACTTGCAAAAGAAAAAATTCTTGACTCTAAGATTGCTATCATTACTGGTAAAGCAGGTACGTCAAAGACGTTCTTAGCTTCACAGATAGCCTTAGATTTGTTTTTGAAGGGAGGAGTAGAGAAAATGTATATAGCTCGCCCACAGGTCTCTACAGAGGACATGGGATACCTTCCAGGGAACAAAGATGAGAAGATGAGGCAGTGGTGTGCTCCCGTTATAGAAAACATGGAAATTCTAAGAGAGAACGGGAAGAAGGAGGTAGAGAAGTGGTTGAAAGATGGTCAACTAGAGTTATTACCCTTGCAGTTTGCTAGAGGAAGAACAGTTACCAACAGTATAATGATTATTGATGAAGCACAGAACTTGACTAAACTTCAAACGTATCTATTCTGCACAAGACTTGGTAAGGGCTCTCTTATGATATTTACAGGAGACCTAAGACAGAATGATTTGAAGCAACCTAGTCGAAGTGGTTTTCATCAACTGATAGAAACTGCAGACAGACTAGATGAAATGATTCACGTGGAACTTCAGCAGAATTACAGAGACCCTATGGTTGCTAAATTCATGGAACAGTACGAAAAAATTTGCGGCTGGTAATGTGGGTTTACGATGACAAAAAGATAAGCTCTATAGAGCAGGTACCTACCGATGCGATTGGCTTTGTGTATTGTATAACTAATCTATCCAAGGATAGGATGTACATAGGTAAAAAAAGCTTGTATCACTGGAAAAGGGTTGGAATCAAGAGGTTTCAGGAGCTAAAACTAGAGGGTTGTCAGGTAAAAAGACATAAAAACAAAAAAAAATCCAAAAAAGGCTTGCCTGTTTGGGTACATAAGGCTAGATTAGAGTCTGATTGGTTGTTGTACACGGGTTCGAATACACAACTTAACGAGGATATAAAGAATGGGGATAGGTTTGAAAAGGTGATTTGGGAGTTTTCTAATTGTGAAAAGAAACTCTCATTCCTTGAAACTGAAGCTCAATTCAAGATGGATGTTATTAGAGATAGTAGGAGGTTTTATAACGGTAACATTCTAGGGAAATATTTCCCAGGGGACTTAAACTGTTAAAATGATTATAAAAGATATAATCAAGGCACATATCAAGGAGATACTTGATATCCATGCCCAAACTCAAAACTTCACCCACACAGCAGAGGAGTTCTGCAAGAAGTTTAAATATAAGTATAGTGATTCTTGGAGAAGAGCTGTTAGTAGGTATCTTAACTCACTTCCTGAGATTGATGCAGATGATGCATTAAGAGAAGAAGCACAAAGCATTAGCCCTGCAAGAGTGCTTATATTTGATATTGAGACTGCACCACTTATGTCTAACATATGGGGACTGTGGAATCAAAACGTAGGGCACAACCTATCAATGCTAGAATCAGACTGGTTTATTATCACTTGGTCGGCAAAGTGGTTGTTCGAAGAAGAAGTATTTACAGGTAAACTAACACCTAAAGAAGCAAAGAATCAAGATGATTCTAGAATAGTAAGAAACTTTTGGCAGCTCTTGAACGATGCAGATATTGTAATCGCTCACAATGGAGACAAGTTTGATATTAAAAGAGTTAACACTCGCTTCCTGAAACTGGGTTTACACCCACCGACACCGTACCAGACTATTGACACCCTTAAACATGTCAGGAAGAAGTTTAACATTTCGTCTAACAAACTAGACTATGTTGCTAAGTTTTTAGAGCTTGGAGGTAAGATGGAGACTGGAGGCTTTGAGTTGTGGAAAGGATGTATGGAGGGAGACCAAGAATCCCTCAACAAGATGGAAGAGTATAACATCAAAGATGTGACTCTTCTAGAGGAAGTATACTTAAGAATACGTTCTTGGATTACTCCTCATCCAAATATGGGGCTTCACATAGGCGAAAACGTAACTTGTTGTGCAACTTGTGGAGGCACAGACTTAACTATTGTAGGAACTTATAAGACATACATGTCTGAGTACGATGCTCTCAGATGTGATTCTTGTGGAAGTATTAACAGGTCAAGAGCGAGCTCTTTGACAACAGAGGCTAGAAGGCTACTAACTAAATCAGTGTGATGAGTAAAATAGTATTTATAGAATTAACAGGTTACTACGCAACTTCAAACAATTTTGCTGATACTTTAGATTGTGAAAAGTGTTTGGAAGAAGCAAAAGAAAAAGCTGAGAATTTAGGATTGTCTTCAGAACGTTTTGAAGAAGCTTGTGAGGAAATTTGTGGAGACGATTTAGAAGAGGTGGACACATCTGATTTGAAAAAAGAAAAAATATTAATTAGAGTAGAAGATATAAAGAACATATCTCAAAACTCCAAAGGTAAAGTTATTATTCAGTCTAGGCACAGTTTTATGCCTAGGCTATATGACGACACGTATGAATCAGTCATAGAAAGAGTAAAAGATTATATTACAATTGTATAATGAACATAAGTGATAAACATTTAAAACTATTACATAAACTATCAAAAAGTTGGTTAGACTACAGGAGACTGGGTTATGACGAAAAAGTCATAGAGGATGACCTCCTAGAAAATATTATGCACATAGGATTAAATGTTGAAGATGCACTTATCATTGTAGACGAAATAAAAATGAGAGTTAAATGGGGTTTCGATTGTTGCCCCAACTAATTGTCAATAATTTGGATAATTGAATAATTTTTACTATATTACATGGCTAGAAGAAAGAATTATAAACCTATAAAAGAGGAGTCCTTTTGGGATGCTAGAGCTAGGTATGAAGATTTAAAAACTTCAGGGGAACTTTTTATTAAGTATCCTGACATGGTAGGCATATGGAGCTACGATATGATGAAGTTTTTATGTGATGATGATGTTCTTCAGGAGGAGGAAAAACAGGAGGAGGAGCCAAAAAAAGATATAGACACCCATACTACACAGTGGTATGATGAAAAAGAAGAAGAATGAAAAGATTAGTTTGCTTATTTGTAAAATGGGTTACCCTTGGTAAAGTTTGCATGGGTTATTGCGAGGTAAAAAATTGTAGAAAAAAATAATGTCAATAGAAACTGCTATAGTTATTGTATTATTACTAGCATTTATTATTATTGACAGACTACGTAAGTCATGAGAAAGTTTTTTAAAGCAATGTTTTCAGACGGAGGAGAAGTATCTTCTAAGAGAGTAGTAACAGCAATGTGCCTGCTTTTTATGCTGATTGCCTTCACATCAAACTTGTTTTGTGATTACACTGTAGAACAACATATGTTTGAATCCTTACAATGGATAGTCATGGCAGGACTAGGATTCACAGCATCAGAAAAGTTTTCTGAAATAATAACTAATAGAAAAAACCAAAACCATGAGTAAAAAAGTTTATAACATTAGAGGGTATCGCTATGGTGGCGAGATTACTATCGGAAAAGTAACAGAAGAATTCTATAATTATTGGGCTGGTTCAGACGAAGAAGAGTTCACTAATTATATTCTAGATGCTTGGGAGGATAATGAAGATGAGAATATCCCTGAAATGACAGAAAATGGAGACCACTACTGGCATGATATTGATGATATCCTGCATTTCTACGGAAGCCACGCTAGTTCAACTGTAACTTTGATAGATACAGACACTGATGAGGAGAAAGAAGTAGAACACCAGTTCTTATGGGGCCGAGAAGGCGGTTTCTTTGACGAGGAGGAGCCTGATTGGGATAACCTGCACCAAGACATCAATCAAGAAGATTACGTGCCTGTAGTGGCTTGTATGAGTGAAGAGAAAGGAGGATTGGCTACTTGGGTTCTAGAGTTAGAGGAAGGCGAAGAGTTCGATGAGAAAAAACTATCTGCTGGAATACTAGAAACTAACTTTGGAGAGTTTGTAGAAAAACTTTACTATGATGGTAAAGAATTAGAAGATGATGGGGGAGGAAGTACAAATGGGAAAGGGTTTACTGTCAAACTTGGATGGTTTAACACAAAATGGACAGATAGCCTTGAACAATACGCTGAGGGAAGCGAAAGATTAACCGAAGCACTAAATGAATTGAAAGAACAGCTTGAATGGGAAGCTGAGAATAACTAAAAATAAAAATAAAATTAAAAACGAGAAATAATGCCTAGTTACGATATATCGATTAAAAAAGAAAACCTAGTCAAGCACGGATGTGCTGTACCTGCAGGGTACGTAAGATTAAGCTCAGTGATAGCAAGATTACCTGCATTTAAAAATGAGGAAGATGCAAGAGCAGCAGGCCTAAGAGACTGTGATATGTATTCACTTGGTAGCATTAACGCTATTGCTATTTTGGGTTCAGGAGGTACAGGAGGTACAGGAACAGGAGACAGAGACTTTACAAATGCTCTTGACATTGCTATTCCTCAAGAAGAAGTTGTAAAGTATGGTTGCCAAGTGCCAAATGGTTATGTAAGGTTCACATCTGTGTACGGAAGTTTACCTGTATACCCTAATGAAGCAGCTGCCGTAGGGGACGGACTTAAAAAATGCGACCCTTATCTTTCGGCAACTAGCGGAGACTTAAATTTAGTAACTGGTAATTTTGGTTCCAATAACCAAGGAGCAACGGAAAAGAAAGTACCTTACTTTGATATTGCAATTAAAAAAGAGCAAATTCTATTTAGAAACTGCAATCTTCCAAAAGGATACATAAAACTTAGCCAAGTATTGGCTTCATTCCCTGTTTACTCTTTAGAGAAGGCAAAAACTGTTTTACCTGAGTGTGGAGGATATCTTCGTATCAACACAGCAGGTAAAATTACTGATGCAAATGTTTCTTTTAATAGACAAATTGTACCTTAATCGTGCCGAGAAAAAAGAAAGACCCTAAAGTAGGGACTGGTAAGAAGCCTAAAGGTTCTGGTAGAAGGCTTTATACGGATGAGAATCCAAAAGATACTGTTCGTATAAAGTTTGCTACGCAGAAGGATGCTAGAGACACAGTGAAGAAAGTGAAAGATGGTAAAAAACCTTTCGCAAGAAAAATTCAAATACTAACTGTAGGAGAGCAGAGGGCAAAAGTTATGGGTAAGGACAAAGTTGCGGATATCTTCAAGAAAGGGAAGAACGCAGTAAGAAGAAAACATGGTAAACCCACAAAAAAGTAAGTATGAGAGATTGGGATTTAACGGTATCATTACACTGGCCACATGATAGGCTTGCTCTAGGTTGGGAATATTTACGCCCCACCTCGACAGACAAGTGGCATACTGTCCAAATCTTTCTTTTTATGGCAACATTCACCTTAAACATCGAAAGTCATGCCTAAGAAAGCACGTAAACCGTTACCAAAGAGATATAAAGCTGCTCCTGGCTCTGCTAGGGAGAAGATGATTCGTAAAGCGGGAAAGCTTTATCGAGAAGGAAAAGTAAAACAAGCTGCTGAACTTAGAGAAAGAATGGAGAAGAAAGTTCGGGATGCAAAGAAAAAGAAAACCACCACAAGTAAAAAATCTGTAAAACGAAAGAAAAAATGAGAAAGTCACCATTTACAAGTCAGGGCACCGATGCTAGTGGTATGGGTATAAAAAGTTATAAGAAAGGAGGTAAAACCTCAAAGAAAGGAGGAGGCTCTGTTGACTCCAAGCTTGCCGCAAAGGCAGCTAGTTCCAAATATTCCAAATCCACTCTTAAAAAAGTATATAAGAGAGGATTAGGAGCATTTGCATCTAGCGGTAGTAGACCAGGTATGTCTGCACACCAATGGGCTATGGGCAGAGTTAATTCATTTATTAAAGGAGGTCACTCTCAAGACAATGACTTGAAAGGGGGTGGCAAGAAGAAAAAGAAATAAGTATGGATTTTAAATCAGTACCAGCACCAGCAGGGTTTCATTGGATGAAACAAAAAGATGGTAAATATAAACTTATGAAAGACCCTAAAGATGGATATATGAAACATCCTGGTTCTTCAAAGAGAGCAAAGTTTGGCATCCAGAAAACTCACAGGAAGAAGAAGTAATGGAACACATTCCCTCAAATAACACCCTAGAGATGGATAGATTGATATACACTATAACAACTACCTATTACGAAGGATTAAAATATAATACACATGGCTAAGAAAAGTCCGTTTACAAATCCTAAAGGAGATGGCATTCATGGTATTGGAGGCCAAAATAAATCTCGTAAAGTAAGAAAGCATCAGAATGCTTCTTATGATGCTGATAAATATGCAGAGAACAGGAGAACACTTAACTTTGACTATCTACAAAACTTAACTCGCAAAGAGCAAAAACAAGAGGCTAAGTTAATCCACGATGCTCACTCAGCAGAAAGAGATAGAGCATACGCTAATCAGAATATATCCAAAAGAGATGTTTCAGTTCCTACTATAATGCATAACATTAAACACCACGGAACACCTTTCAAAATTACTTTTGCAACGGATAGGTCCACTGGGAAGCCAATAAACCAAGCAAATATCCAGTATGGTAGAATGCTTACACCCAAGCAAATAGAAAGAAAAATGAGAAACCGAAGCACAAGAGGCAGAGGTCAATTAGGAAGTTAATATTATGGCTACGAACAGTAAAGAATATAACAAGAAGAACTATAAGAAGTATTGGGGTTCTAAGAAAGCAATAGCTGAACGCTCCGAGCGTAACAAAGCTAGACGTATCCTTACTAAAGAAGGCCGCCTCAAAAAGGGAGACGGTAAAGAAGTAGACCACAAAAGACCCCTCTCTAAGGGAGGAACAAATGCAAAGAGCAACTTAAAGGTAACCACTCGTACTGCTAACAGAAAGAGAGGTGCTTCTATTGCCAATGCAAATAAGAAAAAGAAAAGAAATTCAAAGAAAAAATAACTAATCCCATCCTCGTTTTTTAGTTTTGCACCCTCTTCGGAGGGTGTTTTTTTTTGCCCCCCCCCTGCAGGTTGTGGGTGTGGGTAATATATATAACAACACCCCCCGTCTGTCTGTGCGCGGTGTACCCCCTACTACATTGAGATATTTTTATCGTACCTAACTCATTGACTATCAATGGTTTGTGAACCATTCTCCCTCTCTTTCCTTGTCTGTCAAGGGTTTCATCACTCTGGGAAAGAAAAATTTTTTTGTTCGGATGTTTTTGACTATTTTTGACATCGTCACCACGTGAGGGGGTGATACATTTATTAACTATTTTATATATATACTATGTCATTTATTATTACTACTAAACTATCAAGCGACAATGAGGCGTGGACTTCTTTGAAGTGCGTTACTCTTTCCATCTCTTTAATCAAAGAAAGACTTGCAGTCTTAGAAGGTCACGAGTATATGGGTGTTCCTTCTTGGGAAGAAGGCGATGACCCTAAAGTCATAGAAGAAATCGAAATGTTACACAAACAGATACATCATCTTCGCAAGTTCAAAGTCGGTCTTGTTGAGGCACTTGAAATGTCACTTGAGGGCTGGTCTCACGAATAATCAATAACCCTTGGTATGGGGACTTCGGTCCCCTTTTATTAACCCTTTAAATCTCAATCATGATTGAAGTTTATGCAACTGAAGCGTTTGAAGGAGAGGTTATCGCAACCTTTGATTCAGTCGCTGAGTTCAGGAGCGAGGAGGAAAACCACGATTGGTCCTTTGACCAAA